TACCAGGATCATCACAATTATGAAAATAGGTTTTTGCGGAACAATGTCAGTAGGTAAAACAACGTTAGTTAATGCGTTGAAAGAATTACCTGAATTTGAAAATTATACATTTAGAACAGAACGTTCAAAGTATTTAATGGAATTAGGTATTCCATTGAACACTGATTCAACTACTAAAGGTCAAGCTGTATTTTTAGCTGAACGAGCAAGTGAATTAATGCAAGAAAATATTATTACTGATCGTACTATTATTGATGTTATGTCATTTGCTAAAGCATCTCAATCAATGAATTATTATGATGCTGAAAAATTTTGTGAATTTGCTCGAACAATGCTTCATGAATATGATTATTTATTTTATGTTTCTCCTGAAGGAGTTGATATGGAAGATAATGGAGTTCGCGAAACTGATTTACAATACAGAGAAACAATTGATTCTATTATCAAACACCAGTTGGATTCTAATAAACATAGAATAAAAAAATTAGTACGTATTAAAGGTTCCACGGAAGAACGTATTGCACAGGTGAAATCTGCCCTTTCTTTGTAATATTTATAATCAAATATTTTATAATGAAAAAATCAGAAGCTAAAGAATATATTAAAGAACTTATTGTAGCAGAATTATCTGTAGAAGAAGGTACTTATGTAGGTGCAGGAGCAGTAGGTGCTCTCCAAAAAGATCCTAAATTTGCTGCTGCAAAAGACAAAACCTCTGCTCTTAATACTTTAAAATCTGGTGGTAGTGTAACATTAGAAAATGAAGAATTTGAAGATGAACCAACCGCTAAAGATATTGCTGCTAATGCTTCTATTGCTAAACTACAATCTAAATATAGTGAAGTAGTTAAACAAATGAAATCTGTACTAAATCAATACAAATCAGCTGAAGGTACTGAAAAACAAAAATATGTTGATCAATTAAAGGGTTTAACTAAGCTTAAAAAAGAATTAGAAGCTATGATTAATCCTTCAATGGATGATGAAGACGAAATTTAATGAAATATATTTATCAAATTCTTAGTTATTTTATTGTTATATTAGTTGTAATTATTATTTACAATAATCTTAATTATGCTAAGAACATAGATTATAAAAATCATATCAATCAACTTCACCTTCAAAATGATTCTTTGAAAGCTAATATAGATTCTAATCAAGTTATAATCAATTCTCTATCTTCAGAAATTAAAGAATATAAACTTAAAATAGAAGAAGATAAAAAGAAATTAGCTCTTTTAGAAATTAAAGCTAAGAAAAACAAACAAAAATATAATGAAGAATCTAATCGTATTAATTCTCTTAGTAATACTGCCATTATCAGCGAGTTCACAAACGCTTTCGAATGATAGTTTATGTTGTGTTCCATGTAAATCTTTAAAGAAGGCTTTACTTGTAAAGACTGAACGTGATTTTTTAAAAGAACAAATTGAAATCGCTCGTGATTCCATTGTTGTATTAACTAATATAGTAACAAATCAAGACTCTGTTATTGTTAAACAAGATACTACTATTTCTCTATATAAGAAAAATGAAGCTGATTTTACTCAACTTATTAAAAATAAAGATAGTGAAATAGAAATAAAAGACGAACAGATTAAACAACAAAAAGCAAGAACAAGAATAGCTTGGATTGTTACAGGTTTAAATGCTGTTGCTTTTATTTTAGTATTGTTATGAGTCAACAACCCGATTTAAGACAGATAATTAGAGAAGAATATCTAAAGTGTGCACAAGATCCTGCTCACTTTATGAAAAAATACTGTCATATTCAACACCCCCAAAGAGGTAGAGTACTTTTTAATCTATATCCTTTTCAAGAAAAAACATTACGTTTATTTAGAGATAATCCATATTCAATTGTATTAAAATCAAGACAGTTAGGTATCTCAACATTAGCGGCAGGTTATTCTTTATGGTTAATGTTATTCCATAAAGATAAAAACGTACTTTGTATTGCAACTAAACAAGAAACTGCACGTAACATGGTTACGAAAGTTAAGTTTATGTTCGATAATTTACCTTCATGGTTAAAAATAGGTGCTGAAGAAAATAATAAATTATCGTTAAGATTAGCTAATGGATCTCAAATTAAAGCTACATCTGCAAGTAGTGATGCTGGTCGATCAGAAGCCGTATCTTTATTGTTAGTAGATGAGGCGGCATTTATTGAACAAATTGGTGAAATTTGGGCCTCAGCACAACAAACCTTAGCAACGGGTGGTGGTGCAATTGTATTATCTACTCCTTATGGTACGGGTAATTGGTTTCATAAAACTTGGATTTCAGCTGAAAATGCTGAAAATGATTTTTTACCAATTAAATTACCTTGGTATGTTCACCCTGAAAGAGATGAAGCTTGGAGAAAAAGACAAGATGAATTGTTGGGTGATCCTAGATTAGCATCTCAAGAATGTGATTGCGACTTTAGCACATCAGGTGATGTAGTATTTTATCCGGAATGGGTAGAATTTTTAAAAGAAACAACAATTAAAGATCCATTAGAGCGTAGAGGAGCTGACCAAAATTTATGGATATGGGAACCTGCAGATTATAGTAGAGAATACATAATAGTAGCAGACGTAGCCAGAGGTGATGGTAAAGACTCTTCCGCTTGTCATGTAATTGATATAGCAACAAATACTCAAGTTGCTGAATACAAAGGACAGCTTCCACCTAAAGAATATGGTTATTTTTTAGTAGGTTTAGCTTCCGAATATAATAATGCAATGTTAGTTGTAGAAAATGCTTCAATTGGTTGGGCAACATTAGACGCTATCATTGAAAGGGGATATAGAAACTTATATCATTCTCCCAAATCAGACCAATTAACCGCAGAATCATATCTTAAAGTATTTGAGGGTAATTCTGATATGACTCCTGGGTTTACAATGTCTTTAAGAACAAGACCTTTAGTTATAAATAAATTTAGAGAATATGTTGGTGATCGCTCTGTAACAATTCGTTCAAAACGTTTGTTAGAAGAAATGAAAGTATTCATTTGGAAAAACGGTAGACCTGAAGCACAATCTGGATACAATGATGATTTAGTAATGAGCTTTGGTATAGGAATGTTCTTAAGAGATACATCTTTAAAATTCCAACAACAATCTCATGATATGACTCGAGCTACGCTTGGTAATATGAGTAAGAGTACGTATGTTGGTGCTTATAATCCAAATGCTCCAAAAAACCCATATATTATTAAAACGGATGATGGGTTTGAGGACATTAAATGGTTATTATAATATTTATATATAAACGAATTAGAAAATAATGGCAGATACTAGCTTATTCACCCGACTACAACGACTGTTTTCAACAGACGTTATCGTACGAAATGTAGGTGGAAACGAATTAAAAGTAATGGACGTAGATTCTATCCAAAGATCAGGGGATATATCTACTAATTCATTAATGGATAGATATAATCGTTTATATTCTCCATCATCAACTTCACTTTTAGGTTCCCAAATTAACATTAACTGGCAATACCTAAGAACCATGGTATATTCAGACTATGATAATATGGATTATGATGCTATTATTGCCTCATCACTTGATATTATTGCTGATGAATGTACATTGAAAAATGATATGGGAGAGGTACTTCAAATTAAATCAAATAATGAAGATGTACAACAAATCCTTTATAATCTATTCTATGATGTATTAAACATTGAATTTAATTTATGGTCTTGGATTCGCCAAATGTGTAAATATGGTGATTTTTTCCTTAAAATGGAAATTGCTGAAAAATATGGGGTTTATAATGTTATTCCTTACACAGCATATCATATTGAAAGACAAGAAAATTATGATCCTGAACATCCAAACGCTGTAAGATTTAGATATTCACCCGAAGGTATTTATGCTGGTGGATCAGGTTATTATGGAACTCCTACTTTAGGTTCTTTTAATGATAATCAACCAGGAATATATTTTGATAATTATGAGATGGCCCATTTTAGATTGTTAACAGATGTTAACTATCTTCCTTATGGTCGTTCATATTTGGAACCAGCTCGTCGTATTTTTAAACAATATTCATTAATGGAAGATGCGATGTTGATTCATAGAATTTCTCGCAGCCCAGACCGTCGTATTTTTTATATTAATGTTGGTTCAATTCCACCAAATGAAGTAGAAAATTTCATGCAGAAAACAATTTCTACAATGAAACGTACTCCATTAATGGATAGTAAAACAGGTGAATATAACCTTAAATATAATATGCAAAACTTATTGGAAGATTTTTATATTCCAATTCGTGGAAACGATACATCAACAAAAATTGAAACTACACCTGGTTTACAATATGATGGTATTCAAGATGTTACTTATTTACGTGATAAATTATTTGCTGCCCTTAAAGTTCCAAAAGCATTTATGGGTTATGAAAAGGATTTAACCGGTAAGGCAACATTGGCCGCTGAAGATATACGTTTTGCTCGCACTATTGACCGTATACAACGCATTATCCTATCAGAATTATATAAAATTGCATTGGTGCATTTATATTCGCAAGGATACACCGGTGAAGAATTAACTAATTTTGAATTAGATTTAACAGGTCCTTCAATCATTTATGAGCAAGAAAAAATTGCATTGATGACCCAAAAGGTAGAGTTAGCTAAATCAATTATGGAAACTAAATTATTACCTACTGATTGGATTTATGATTATATCTTTAACTTTAGTCAAGACCAGTATGATGAATATAGAGATTTGTTAGCTGAAGATCAAAAACGTACTTTCCGTTATAATCAAATTATGGAAGAAGGAAATGATCCTAAAGTAACAGGTCGTTCATATGGTACACCACATGATTTAGCTTCATTATACGGTAAAGGAAGAATGTATTCTGACCCGGAAAACGTACCTGTAGGATACGGAAGTGATTTAGAAATGGGACGTCCTGAAGAAAAAGCAACAAATCGTAATACTCAAGATGATAATTTTGGTAAAGATAGATTAGGCGCTAAAGGTATGAAAAAAGATGATAACGAATCAGATTCAATCCGCCCTCAATATAAAGGTGATTCACCTCTAGCATTAGAAGCTAAACAAATTTATCTTAAAAATAAAACGTTGATTGAGGGTATTACTAAGAAAGTTTCACTTACTCAAGATAAACCGAAAGATTCATTATTAGATGAAAGTCAAATAAGAGAATAAAAATCTTTATATATTTATAATAAAACCTATAGGGATGAATATAAAACATTCTAAGTATAAGAATACTGGAATTCTATTTGAACTTTTAGTAAGACAGATTACATCGGATACTCTGTCGGGAAAAGATTCAAAAGCTACCAATATTCTAAAAAAATATTTTGTAAAAACAGAATTAGGAAGAGAGTATAAATTATACGAAACTCTATCCAAGCATAAAAACCTTACAGAAGGTAAAGCAGAAGTTGTAGTTAATTCAGTTATTGAATCGTCTAAAAACCTAAATAGAGGTACCTTAAAAAGACAAAAATATAATCTAATTAATGAAATTTCAGAACATTATAATTTAGAAGAATTTTTTAAAACAAAACTTCCAAGTTATAAATCACATGCTGCTTTATACACATTATTAGAAATTTATAATAGCGAAAATCTATCAAATCCCGATCAGATCATTTCAAATAAAATTGCTATTTTAGAAAGTTTAACAACTAAACAAGTTGATAAGCAAAAAGTAGAAAATGATTTAATGACAGAATTTCAATCATACGATAAAGATTTACGTATTTTAACTTATAAAGTATTATTAGAAAAATTCAATGGAAAATATGCTTCATTGAATGATAACCAAAAATCAGTTTTAAAAGAATTCATTAATTCTGTTGATTCAACTCCAAAACTAAGAGAATTTTATAATTCTAAGATTCAACAAATTAAAGAAGAATTAACCAAAATTACTCCTCAAATCAAAAATAAAGCAATCCAAATTAAATTAACCGAAGTTAATAATATGCTATTGCCTTTAAGTAAAACATCTAATGTTGGTGATGAGGAATTAGTTAATTTGTTACAATATTTTGCATTATTAGAAGAACTTATTGAATCAAATGGGTAAATTTAAATACAAATTAAAGGAATTAGAAGTTGGTGATGTAGATTACAACAAAGGTACAAAATCTACAGTTACCGATATTGATCCGGAAACAGGACGTATTACTTGGGATATCCAAGAGGTTCCTGACTTTGAAAGTGTATTTAGAAATTTAAAAAAAGCTAAAGAATTTATGGATAAATTGTCTAAAACTAAAGATGTTAGACAAGATTCAGTAATGCAAAAAATCCAACAACAATTAACAACAACTTTTAATGAACTTCGTACCCATGTACGAAAAAATTATCCTGAAGACTATGCAAGAATTAAAATGGTAGCAGAAACTAATACCATTTCTTCCAATTCAGGATTTATATCAGGAGGTGAAGGTGAAAATCATACAGGTCCATCTCCAAGAAAATCAACTTATGGAGCTTATACACAAGCTGGATACAAAAAAGTAAGTGAAGGTCCTGGAGCAACATTTGGTCCTGGTCCATCTGCTGGTCCTGAAGGTGTAAAAGACAATGTTTATGTTAAAGATTTTAAGTATAAATTAGTTAACCAAAAAGCTTTAAATAAAAAAGCAAAAGGTATTGAAGTAAAACAACTTTGGGAAGCTACAGATACTGAAGATTTTCTTAATGGAATGAATATTGTAGATCCTGATAAAAGAAAATTTATATCGAGTCGATTAGAAGGATTTGATATTTTAGAACAAAAACTAAATGATTTAATTCCTTTACTACAATCCGCAAAACATGAAACTATGGATTATTATAGAAAAAATCCAAATTCATTTGCTGTAGTATATGGAACTGATTTAGCAAATGATTATTTAAACGATTTAATAGACTTATTTAAAAAACAATAAAATGGCAAACATACCCGTAAATTTTGGTGGAGTACTTTTAACAGCCGGAAATTCAGTTACTGGATCTTTTGCTGGAATAATTTCTTTAGGAACTGGTTCAGCATCAGCTCCTACTGGATCAATAATCTCAGCATTTAAATATGGAAATGGATTATTAGCAAACCAAGCAATTCAAGAAGCCACAGGTGTTTCTTTTACTATCCCTGCAGGAGCTACTATTCCTTTATTTATTACTTCTTGTAGTTTAGCAGCAGGAAGCGCCCCAGTAATTTTATACACATAATATTTATAATAAAATGAAAACTCTACAACAAGAATATCAACTTATAAAAGAAGGAAAAGGTAACAAAGACCATTTCTTAAAAATGGCTAGAAATATGTTTCCTGAGTATATTGCTCATGGAAATGATTTTAATGCTGCTGTTTCTATTTTAAAAAGCAAAAGTCTTTTAAGTGAAGCTGTTGGAGGTGTTATTACACAATCAACTTCTCAACCTAACTGGTTTAAAATTTTTAATGAAAAAATAGAAGAAGCAGTAGGTGTTAAAGATACAAAAGAATATGGTGATCAAAATACTTTTGAAAAACCAGCTCCTGAAGTAGCAAAAGATTTAGCTAATCAGTTTGATAATAACGATCCTAAAAATATTGATAATCTTTATGGTCAATCATTTTTATTAGGTTATTTAACTGAAATGGGTGATCCTAAAAATGCTAAAAAAACAGTTGATGAATTAAAATCTATTGTTGCTAAAAACATGGCTAAAGATATTAATTATTATCATACAAATGCTTCATTTGGTATTAAGGGCATTGGTTATACCAAAGATTCTGTTGGTATGGGTGAACCTAAAGCTCCAAAAGGAAAATATAAATCAAGTGGCTACGGCGATTTAGATAAAAAATAAATTATGCAACAAGTATTAATTGAAACAATCCCGTTTTCAGTTGCCCCTATACAACTAACTGAAGGTTTAAAAGCACCTTCTGGTAATCCTTTAGTTGAAGGAATACTTGCAACAGCTGAAATTAAAAACGGGAACGGAAGATATTACCCAAAAGAATTGTGGGAAAGAGAAATTGAAAAATATAAAGATGTTGTTAGAGAAAATAGAGCAACAGGTGAATTAGATCACCCTGATTCTTCAATTATTAATCTCAAAAATGTATCTCATATTATTAGAGATGTCTGGTGGGATGGTGATAAAGTATTAGGCAAATTAGAGATCCTCCCTACAGTATCAGGTAATATTTTAAAAGCACTTATTGAAAATAATGTAACAGTAGGTGTATCATCTCGTGGAATGGGTTCATTAAAACAAATCGGTGAAACATTAGAAGTACAAGATGATTTTGAATTATTATGTTGGGATTTTGTTTCCACTCCTTCAAATCCAGGTTCATACATGCATTTAGTAAAAGAAGGAAAAGAACATTTACCCGAAAATAAATTTGCAAAAGTAAATTCAATCCTTACAGAAATATTGTGTGCCAATGGTACATGTCCAATATTCTAAAGACGCCTGCTACCTTAGGCAATAAATGTACCCGTAAGCATACCATAAGAACTGCTTGCGGGTCTTTTTTTCATTGCAAAGGCGACTTTGAAGACTCCCCATATATGTATATTCGTAATATGCGATTTTCTTATATCGCATCACGTTAATAAATCTTATTACGCTTCGAGTAATCTATAATAAGCGTATTTCCAACATTTAATTTGAGGACAAAAAGTATGAACAGAGATCTGCTAAAAGAAGCAATCGCTGATGCAAAAGCTGTTAAAGAAACTGCTATTGCAAATGCAAAAGCCGCTTTGGAAGAAGCATTCACCCCTTATCTAAAAGAAAAGTTAGCTGCAAAGTTATCTGAAATGGACGATATGGAAGAAGCTGAAATCGAAGAAGCTAAAAAAGACGAGAAGGAAATGAAGGAAAATTTCGACATGGACGAATCTAAATTAGATGAGTACGCTGAAGAACAACCTGATCGTGATGACGATGGGGATGGTAAATTAGACCTAGACGAAATGGACCTTGATGAACTTCTAAGAGAACTCGATGAAATGGAAGAAGGAAAAAAAGAAGACGTAATGGAAGGTGAAGATGACCTTATCAACGATCCCAAAGGCCCTACAGCACATGGTAATGTAGCTGAAGAGGAAGAAACAGAAATGGGTGAGGAAGAAGATGAGGAAATTGATCTTGAAAATATGTCTGAAGATGACCTGAAATCATTTATCGAAACAGTAATCGCCGATATGGTATCCGCTGGACAACTAGAGGGTGACATAGAAGGTGGAGAAGAAGAAGGTGAAGAAGTTGAAATCGAAGACGAAGACGAAACCAATGTAACAATGGAAGGTAAAAAAGAAAAATCAAAAGAAAAAGTAGACGAGGTATATGATATCGGAGCTATGAATATTTCTGATACTCAAGCCATTCTTGCAGCTATTGCTGGTGCCGTTGGAGTTCCTTTAGTTTCAATCATAGCTGCTTATGCTGAAGACAAAATCAGAGGCGTTAAAGACCTTATTAAAGGTAAAAAAGCAGGAGCTATGGAAGAAGGAGATGACATGTACGAAGGTGAAGTTGATGAAATGAAAAAAGAAGTTGAAGAGTTAAAAAAAGAACTTAACGAAATCAACCTTTTAAATTCAAAACTTCTTTACGTAAATAAAATCTTTAAAGCTAAGAATTTAACTGAAAACCAAAAAACAAAAGTATTGGAAGCTTTTGATAAAGCAACCACAGTAAAAGAAGTAAAATTAGTATTTGAAACCTTATCATCTGAAGTTAAAGAGAAAAAATCCTCTGTAACTGAATCAATGATTGGTGGTGCTTCTAAAGCTGCAGGTATTGCTCCAAACAAAACTCCAATTCTAGAAGTTAACGATCAATTTGCTAGATGGCAAACGTTAGCCGGTATTAAAAAATAATTTTAACCTAAATTTAAAAACAAAAACAAAAACAATGTCACAAGTACAACAATTACTCGAAAGCGCAGCTGGCTCATGGAAGTCACTTCAAAGCGATGCTGCTAGATTGGCTGGAAAGTGGACCAAAACTGGTCTTCTTGAAGGCCTTGGTGAATTTGACAAGAACAACATGTCTATCTTGTTAGAAAACCAAGCTAAACAATTAGTAACTGAAAATAATACTATCTCTTCTAACTCATCATTCGTTTCTAACGGTCAAGGTGAGAACTGGGCTGGTATTGCTCTTCCTTTAGTACGTAAAGTATTCGGTACAATCGTAGCTAAAGAATTCGTTTCAGTTCAACC